CAGGTCATCCAACACGACACCCTTAAAGGTGTTTTTCTGTGCGAGCGCTGACGTCGACATCAATAATGCGGTCGCCAGCAATAGACTTTTTGTTTTCATATTCGATTATTAGTTTAGAAAAATATCTGTTTGTTAGTTCACTCTATTTAATCACGGCAAAACCAAAAGCGCACGCATTCAAAAACGAAATGTGTTTTCCACTGACAAAAACGAAATGTGAATTAAAAAAGCACCCAAACAGCAAGTTTGAGTGCTTTTTTAATGATTTTAATCGAACAAAGACCAGTCTATTTCTTCCTTTTCCTTCCAAGCTGATTCAAGACAACCTTGTATGTGTGCTTGAACTCCAAGAGTGAAGGATGTCAACTCTTCAATATCTTTGAATGTGTATAGAAGAGGATTGTCATCAGAACCAAGTTTGACAGTCGGCATTGACTTCAAATCACCATCCTTGGCCAAGCCATAAGCCAAAGTGTAGTTTCGCTGATTTTCGTCAGATAGCCACACCTGATGACCATTCCACTCATAGCCCTCCAATATCGCTTTCTGAGCGTTTGAATTGATCTGAGTGATAATAGTATCTTTCACCTCTTCCAAAGTTGGCTGATGATCAAATGTCTTGCGCCAGTTCCAGCCAACTTCATTGTCATCATCCTTGCCGAATCCATAGAACAAATCCCAACGGTTTCGACCAACCTTCATCAATCCGTCTTGACGAATTGGAGAACCATAAATCTTTTCCATCTTCTGTTGTTGTTTAAAAGTAAATAAACTGCCGTTCAAACCTTGTTTAAGTAAAGCGGTATTTTACCTTGTTTCCATCGAAGACCTCACTCTCAATCACTGTTGTGAATGGGAAACAATCCTCAATGTCACTTGCTTTGTCCAAGATTTGTTTCATTTCCTCAGATGCCGTGAAGAACTTTGCCCATTCTCCAGTCTTGGCATCCTTGAAGCTTACGATGTAACGACCTTCACCTTGTGAGGTCTTCACATCCTTCTCATAGTCGTGGATTTCGATTTCCTTGTTGACAATGGCACTCAGTCTGACAGCCTTGCCAGGGAATCTTTTCTTTCCATCCTCTGGAGTATATGCAATACCCAGTTCACTAAATTTCTTCATACGTCTATTTGTTAATTTGAAAAATAAATGTTTGCAATCTGCATGACAAGCCATTCCTTTGAAAGATCCAATGATTTCTTGCCTTCGTTTGCGACTCTTGACCTTGGCAAGATGCCTGGCTGTTTTCTGCTTGGTTCTTTTTCTTACTAAGGAATAATCCTCGTAATGAACAAATCCCAAATAATCAAGTCCAACATTGACAGGTCTCACTGCTTCACTTGGTTTGATATTCAGTCCAAGTTTATCAAGTTCTCTATGCAAAATGTCTCGCCACTTCCAAAGTTCTCGCTTGTCAGTTGACATCATTACTATGTCATCACAATATCTGTAATAATAGCGGATTCCTACGACTTCTTTCATATAATGGTCTATGGGTGACAAGTGGAGGTTTGCAAAGCATTGCGAACTTCTTAGTCCTTTTGAAAGCCCTTTGGGTAGCAAATGAACAAAGTTTGAAAAGATTTTTAAGACAACAGGATCACTTACGTATTTTTTCAAATCTTCATACATCAAATCTTGATTTATGGAGTCATAGAAATGATATATATCACATTGATAGTAATATAAATGCTCCTCACATTCATGTATGTCATTTTCAACAATATGGTGAAGATAGTGCATACCTCTTCCCTTAATGCTTGCAGCAGAAGTCTCAATCACCGTTGGATATACGTACTTTTCAAAGATACTCATAATTGCATGACAGCCAATTCTATCAACAACCGGAGGTGCTTGTACATCTCTTTCCTTTGGACCATCTTTCACATGAAGGTTTTTGAAACCTGTTATGCGGAAAGTACCATCCATAATGTGTTCACGGAGATATGTTTTGATTGTCTCTTCTTTCTTTCTTAGTCGCTCTTCTTGTTCTGGCTTCAGATCTTTCACCACATAGTCAAAACTTTCGTTGAGGTTTTCGATTGAGACAATCTCCGGGACCAAATTGTTCAATGTCTTAAAATCATTCATAAGCCTTCAGGACTCCTATTTATGTTTCGGCTTTCCACAATATTGTGCTGTTGCCGAGGCTCGGGGTTCTCGCATATACGATGGGCAATCACGTTGCCACCTGCATGGGTGCGATGAAGCTGTCTAAAGACAGGTAGTTCTTAATTCGAGACGGGTGCCGATGTTCGTATTCGAGTTCGATGAAGCGTTGTTCGCATTCGCATAAGCGAGACCGCCATTCGCATTCGCATTGTTGTTGGCACGATACAGGACACGACCGTTGAACCCCTCTACCTCCCCTTTGGGGACTGCAAAAGTACATAAAATTTTTCAAAAATCGACCGCCATGGGCGGTAAATTGAGGTGGAGCACCTTTTTTAGAAGGTCTCCACCTTACGCTTTGACGCTTTTTCGTAATTACGCCACTTTCAGCTCTATCGCTCCCTTGAAGGCGAGACGGGTGCCGACGCCCGTACTCGAGTGCGACGAAGCGCTGTACGCACTCGCATAAGCGAGACCGCCATACGCAAACGCATAGTTGCCGGCACGATACAGGACACGACAGCAGCTATGGTTATACCCATAGATGTCCGTGTAGTTCTGATTCCACTTGCTGTTGTCGCTTGTGAGCTTTGTTGGAACAAGATCAGCATGTCTTCCAAATCTTACACGTCCGATGCAATAGCCGTTGGCATTGATGCCTTGCACGGCTCTCTCTGTTTGAGTGAATGGGTCATAGATATGCCAGACACAATCCAGGGGATCACCCGATGTTGCAACCATCTTGCTTTTCTTGAAACTTGTGAAGCTCTTGATGTTCACACCTACGTTGTCCATCCACTCACAGTTGCAAGCCAAGAAGTTCTCTATGCCGAGCACCTTGTTTCCCATGCCATTGTTCCAAGGACTGTTTGCCTTTCCGATGGAGTTCCAATAGCCTGTCTTATAGTTGTTAGTCCATCCATTGCTGCTTGATGAGCCAACACCACGACCATAGCCACACACTGCCTGTGCATCACGGTTTCCAATGAGTGCATAGAAGAGGTTTGCCACATCCTTGCTGGTCTCGTAGTCTATCATCTGATAACCCTTACCTCTCAGCCATGCCAAGTTTTGGAAGTCCTTGTAGGTATAGTGCAAGGTAAGATCGGCTATGTCTGTAGGGTCTATGTTCTGCACGTTTCCCTCGCTGTCATACGTCCATCCAGTATATGTGTTGCCGTTTCCATCACCTAACTTTGCAGCGACACCAGTCACACTTCTCAGAGTTCCGTTGAGCATGGCCGCCTCATAGATCCCGACAAGCTCTGGCTTGTGCTCCACCCAGTCAGGCTCAATCGCCTCCAGCTCGGAACTGTCAACTGCAAGGGCTTCTCCATCAGCATTGACTACCTTCACGGCAAAGATGAAATACTTTGAGCCATCTGGAACCGATGTGAAGGTATAGTCACCCTCCATGAAGTCTGTATCTGATGCCATGCCAGTCAAATTGTATATGTCGATGACTGAGCCATCTTCCTTGACGAACACTCCACCGATACGGCTGCTTGTCACTCCAGGCCAACGTACTTGTTTCATGCCTTCCACATCCATCCTGTATGCGTTGTAGCTCGCATTGGTGCGGACAAACGTCGATGAGCTGTCTATTTTAAGGTTTCCAGAATCATCGTAGATGTTTGTGTCAATGGAGTCTGTACAAACGGAACAACCAGCCATGAGCATGATTTCTGCCAGCTTTACTTTCTTTGTCACACTTGCACTTGACATCGGTTTTGTCTGTAGGCTCGAATAGAACAAGTACTTTCTGTCATGCTTGTAGTCATTGATGCCTTTGTACCAGTATCGCCCGATATACATGAAGGAATCATACTCACCCTTGTCGTATGTGTTTTCGAGTGAGCGACCGTCGGCAAGCTTCGAGTAGTCGCCTTCATCCAGAGGAATGCAATTCATCTTGGAGCTGCCTTGGTCATAGATGCCTATGACTGGTTTCATGTCGTTCCAAATTTGCAGGACATGTGCGGATGCCTTGTATTCGTTGCTGTAGTCGTAGCCAGTCTTGTTGTCAAGGTTGGTGATGTTCTGAGGATCGTTCACCGTGTCATCAAAGACAACTCCACTGTATTGGCTGTTATATACATTCAACTCTGGGAAGTAGGCTTGCAATGATTCAAGTGTCTCCTTGGAGATGAAATCCGTCATAATCCATCGGCCTGTCAATCCTGAGCATTTTCCGTTCTCACCATAAGATGTGCCATTTACGTCAAGCCCAACGGCTCCACTGTCCTTCAATGTTTGGAGAATGCCTGATACCTCAGATACGTTCACGTCCGTCAAACGGATGAACTTGATGTTCGAGCCACCGTTGATGCAGTCAAGTAGCAACTGGGTGCTGCTTAATTTTGGACAGTTTGTCACAAGCAAGCTTCTCACGCCATCGAATCCGTCAAAAGAGAGACCTCCTGGGTATTGAAGCCTTGGCAGGTTCTTGAATGAAAGGCTTGTCATCGTAGATGGTAGCTGTAGCGTCTCGATTGGCGAGGCCTCTGCGAGGTCTATTGATGAAAGAAGCGAGTTCTTGGCAAGGACTGTCTTCAATCGTGGGCAATAAGTTGCAGTGATTGACGTGATCCTTGTATTTCTCACGTCGATGGAGGTGAGGAATGGCTTGTTTCCAAGGTTCAGTTGGGTGATGGCTCCATTTCCTTCCACTGGTTGGTAATATTCGCCACCAAGAATCAACTCTTGCAACATTTCACAGTTGGAGATGTCCCAGCTCTCAGCCTTTGGAGTGCAACCAGACAGGTCAAGCAAGGCAAGGTTCTTCGCTCCAAACACGTAGAGCATGGTTCCTGCACCTGTTGCCGTCATTCCACTTCTGAGCGTATAGCTCTCACCAGCCTTCAAATAGCAACTGTCCACGCAAGCGTCGGCACGATCCACGCCTATTCCAAAGAATCCATCCTGGGCGGCCTTGATGTTGATGGCGATGTCGTTTCCGACGGCACGCATCTTGAATGGGTTCTGGTAGAGCTCGCCCACCTGGTAATATCCATCACGATAAGCGAAGCGTTTCCTGAATGTCTCGGGGAGATCGTCAAGACGTAGCCCATGAACCGCATAGTAATAGTTGGCTCCAGCGGTGGAGTTCTCAATGTACTTTCGTTCGCCATCGAATGAGGAGATGACCTTTGCCCATTTGCTGAGTCGGTCTGTCAACCACAGTTTGGTGCAACCTTGCGCTGAGAATATCTTCATGCCGTCTGCCTCTGCATTTCGCATGTCCTGTGCGATGTCATGCAAGGTGACTGCGCTTTCCCCATTTCCATCAAGCCAAAAGACTGCCGCCTTGTATGACTGCTGGAACATTACGCTGTTCCAGCCCTGGTAATAATGCTTAGGGTCATTTACGGCATCCAAGTCCCAAGGAACAGTGAGACCACAGTCGTTGTCATAGTTCCAGACACAATCGCCATCATACCAGTGGTTGAAGTAGGCTCTCTTGTTTCCATCCGTGTCCTTGTAGAAAGACAGCATCATGTTCTTGCTTCGCTGATCGACTGCAAGGATATAATCGCTTGCGCATACATAACACAAGGTGCTGCGGACGTTGGCAAACTTGTGAAGCTCGTGCGACCACTTGGCAAGACGGTTCTCCTTTGTTCCGCTCACCGTTGCCCCATCAAGGGTGATGTCGCCATCTGCCTCTGTGAGGTCGTTGCTACATTGCTGTGTAAACAAGAGGAAATTATAAAGGTCGTATGGAACCTTCTTCCCAGACTCATAGAGGGCATTCAAGTCATCATCGTCAGGGTATCGGCATTCATAGTAGGAAAGCCAGACTGGCTTGCCTGTCGCCTCGTCAATCCTCATCATGTCATCCACGCTGTCCACGCCCTTCAACCAACAGAGATAATCATATTTCAGATACTCATAGCACGTCGTTGGATTGAGAACCCTTCCAGTGACAGTCCACTTTCTCGTAGCCTTGTCATAGGTCATGGAGCCAGTGGTGTCCATCCAGTTTCCACCGCTATACTTGGCGTACTTGTCATCAGAGGTGTGATAGACTGCCGTCCAGTCATATTCGGTCACTTTGTCCGCCTTGACCTCTGCAAGGCTCTTCGATGTTTCCGTTGGGTCTGCCACGGCCGTGGTCTCTACCATGGAGCCAGTTCCATCGTTCTCGATGAATATGTTGGAAGGGCCGCAATACTCGGAAAGCATGTAGATGTTTCCTGCCACGAGCGAGGAAGTGTCCTTCATCACCTCATCCTTGAAGTCCGTGAGCTTTTGTCCCTTGGCTGCCACAAGTTCCTTGAAGTCGCCATAGTTCAGGCAGTCTGCCGTATAGCCGTCAACCTTCTCGAAACCAAAGAAAGAAGGATTATTCTTGTCCACGTTGAAATTGGCCTTCGCATGGAAGTAGGCGTATGACTCATTGGTGGCATCCACGGAGTTGATGTCCGTCCTGAAAAGTGCGCAAGGAACTGAGTCGATGGATGTATTTAGTGTCTCACTTCCTTTGTATGCGTTCTGGGCTGGTGTCATATAACCTTCACCAAGGGCACGTTGGAGCTTGTTCATCAGTTCCATCGTAGCTCCATTGTTTGCGCCACCAGAGTCGGAGTAGTCCACCTTGATTGTCGCCACGTTGAACCACATGCCGTCTTCCTTCACACGAATCTTGCCCTTGGCTGCCATCTTCTCGCATAGCTTGAATTTCTCCAAGTCTTCACCTGTGAAGTCTTCCTCTGTATGGAGCAAGATGACCTTGCAGCCCTTGAACTTGCCCTTCTTGTTCTTGACAGGACGGAGTGAAGAGGTCGTGCCTTGGTTTACGGTTGGAACCATCAGCACCTTGAAGTCTTGCCATGGACGGTCTGGGAACCTGACTATCCAGTCGAAGTAAGCCTTGGTTTTCTTGTCGCCATCAAGTTTGTCCAGATAGCCAGGATAGTTCTGCTCGATGTTGTCCGTGTCGGCATTTTTAAGGAGTGTGACACAACAAAGCCCTGCATTCATGCAGGCTTGCATGGTTGGGCGGTCCTTGGTCGTTCCCTCAGCTGTCTGCGATGCCATCACCAGGTTCTTCTCATACTCACTGAGCATTTCCTTGGTGTCCTTCAAGCCCACAAGGTAGTTGTTGAGTGCCTGGCGGAAATTGAAGTATGTAGCCCATGCCGTAATCTTATACAGGTAGATGTCTGCACTGGTACCGTCGAAGTCGATGGTGTGTTCGTTTGTGGTGAACTTCCCTGCGTCATAGTAACAAGCACCAGCTTCGTCACCATTTCGGAATATCTTGATGCTTCCTATACCAGAGTATGGGGCGATGGCAGAAGGCTCTATCACTATGTCGAAGCGTGTCACGGTGTCCTGGGCGTAATACACCACGGCTGTCTGTTGCGCTCCAAGGTCATCTGGGTTGGTTGCCGTTGCGCCATCACAGGTGAAGACCAGTTTCTCACCAGTGAGATAGAAGCCCACCTTGTTGTTGCCAAGGCAGTCTATCAATTTCACGTTTCTGTCTTCCACATTCTTGACCTTGACCGTGAAGCTGATGGCCATTCCATTCTGTTCAATGCTGTTGGATGCAAAAGGCTTGTAGTCGCACACCGCCTTCATGTTCTCAGCAATACGTAGGGACATGATGCCCTTGTCGTTGTCCGTTCCATAGGAGGAAGTACCAAAGGAATCCTTGACAAAGCCATTGGTGCTCCAGTTTGACCCTTCCACGTTGATGGAGGTCTCACCGTCCTTGATGGCCTTGTCTTCCTCGCTGTTCGAGCGTGAGTCCATGGTGATGTTGAACACTCGCTGTGTGCTCACTTCCTCCACATCGACCAGACTTCCGTCAATCACGAAGGATGCTGCCTGTGATACGGAATCCCCACATTCCACATATACGTCGATGGTCTTGGAGCCATCATGTACGCTTTCAAGCACCTGCTTGTTATACGTGTATGTCTGCGAGCGATACGCCACGCTGCTGTTCTGTACCGTTCCATCGTAAAGAATCACAGCCTTGGGGTTGTTATCGTTGGCCACATATAGCGCATAGTCGATGGAGATTGACTCGTAGAGCTTGCGCTTGCCTTGGATTTCGTCCGTGTACCATCTTGTGGCTACAATGGGAGTGTTGTTTCCTTCCTCCACGACCATGACTGAGGTATGGAGGTAATTGCCAATGACACCGCTTCCCACATCCTCGCCATGGATTCTCAGTGGATAGGCTCCATGTGTCTGTGAAGTTCCCAGACAGTTGCGTGGGTCTATGTTGACGGAATGCGAATAAGTGTCCGTGATGATTGACGAGCCAAGTTCCTGCCATTGGTTGTTGATGTAGATTTCCGCAATGGCCTTGATGCCCTTGTCGCTGGCGTTGTTGGCAAACTTATACATCGGGATGCTCTTTGCGGATCCACCGACGGAAAGCGAGGTGTTCTGCGTGAAGTTGAGGGTCTGGACGCTTGTGATGGTCACATCGACACCAGAGACATTGATGTTTCTCGAACCGTTGTTTCCTGCGTCATCGTATGCCACCAACTGGAAACGCTTGGTGGTTGCCGTCACGAAATAGGAGCTAACGTCTATGCCAAAGTCGTATGTGTCGCCCGATGCCGACGAAGCCTTGTTGACTGAAAGGGTTTCGAGGACTTGGTTTGTGTCCCTGTCCTTCAACACGATTTTCTCTATCATGTTGTAGATCTCGCCACCTCCTTGCGTTGTGATGCTTCGGATGGCTGCCTTGATGAGCACGGTGCTTCCTGCCTTGGCATAAAGTGGTGAGCTTTCAAACTGGATGCTCACAATGGTACCAGAGCCACCACCGCTGCCTGTGCCAACAGGGAACTGTTGTTCGTCACCGATGCCCTCACCCTCTGAATTGGCAAGTTGAAGCTTGACCACTCCCTGGGTCTCGGTGTCCACCTTGATCTGTGAAGGAACGTTCTTGTATGCGCCTCCAGTGGAGAAAGCGTCCTTGCCATCCTTTTCAGGCTCATCCTTTGCCTCCATTTTAGAGCCACCGCCAAAGTCACTCCAAAGACCCACTTCGCCAATATCCGTCACCTCACCCTGGAATTGCTTGGTGTCCATTTTGTTCTCACCAGTGGAGTATGAGATGATGAGACCCTTCTTCGCATAGATGACACCAGTCTTCTCCTGGTATTTCAGGAGGGCTGAGACAGCGGTCTCCAAAGACCAGAATTTTCCCACGTCTGGACTGCCCACAAGCTTGTCGATGATGAGGTATGTCTCGGAACCTGCTGCGAGTGAGCCAAAGTCCTTCCAGTTGTCCGTGTTGAGCCAGTTTGCCTCGGTCACGGTCTTGCCCACGTATTGGTAAGTCTTCCAAATGCTCGCTGACATCTCGAAGGAAATGATCAGACCGCTCACAGCCTTGCCTTCCTTCCATGCCACATGAATGGCAGACATGCTCTCGTTCTGGCTGTCTGAAAGTTGGTAATAGCCAGTGATTGGAACCTCGTTGGTGGCATTGAATATGCTTGCAGGGGTTGCCTTTGGGGCGATTTGCGCCATCTCCTTGCCTGTCCAGATGTATGGAACCTTTCCTGCGACATCCACATAGATGACAGATTCACGAATGGTCTGCTTCACCCATGTCGGTTTGATTTCTCCATCCACCATAAGATCCTGAAGTTTTTCCAGCAACTTGCTTGTAGAGGAATATCTGTATGAGTTTACGATGGAGGCAGATGGTGTGTCCCAATAGGACACCATGACTACATCATAGACTTCTTCTGGAAGGTGGGAGCTTGGAACTTTGCTGTTTGCGTCAAGTGGGGCGATGCCACCTGCCTCACCGATTTTGTCCGTGATGGCTTGGACTGTAGCCGCATTTGCCTTGGCAAGGCTCTCACGGATGCTATCGGCCAAGGCCTTTCCACCGCAAAGCGTCCATTCCGTCCATCCATTATCCTTTGTATGGGTTCTGGTGTATTCGGAAAAGACGGTTCCACTTGTTATCTGCTTTTCTTCATTGATGGTGATTGCACCTCTTGCCACCTGTACGCAATATTCCTGAGCATAGCCAATGACAAACTGATGCACCTGTAGGTTCACACCATCAAGTTGCACTCTCATAACACCGATAAACTTGGAGTTCTCTGAAGTGGCACATGCTGCATCCAGCTGGGCTTGAAGTTGTGCTTCCTTGGTAGTGTCTCCATCTGTGATGTTTCCAAGTGATATAAAAGGATCTGTCAAGGCATTACTGCTGTCGCTGATACCTTGAAGTCGTTTCAGCACCTCTGTATCTGCGTTTGTACGGCTGGTCTGTTCTGCCTCGATGGATGCCTGTAGTTCCTTATCGGCCTTTCCACGATCATCCACTTCCTTATCGACCTGCTGCTGCAAAGCATAGATACTTCCAAGATTACCCATCAAGAGCCAAGGGTCTGTGTCATTTCCCTTCTGGAAAGCATAGACGTTCCCACTCTCTTGCTGGGTAGAGTTCTTTGCATCGTATATAGCCACAAGTTGGCCAAAGCGAAGGGGCTTGCCATTGCTGCCTACAGGAGCCGTGCTGTCTGCCTTCATGGCTGCATAGCTCTTGTAAACCTGATGAATGCCAAGACCATCGGCATTTTGCTCCATGTCGGCAAGGTATGACAACGTATCGGCATGAAGGCTGCCAACTTCCTCTGGGGATATGCTATCTACCTGTGTCTTGCGACGCAAGGTTTCAGCACGCTGTTGTAACTTATAGATTGATTCCATAGACTATTTTCTTGATTTAAACTCACTATATTTAAATGTAACTGATATTGGAATGAGAGGAAATTCATAACTATCAGCATAAAAGCCTTCAGGGAAACCTCCTTCTGGTTGCAGAAGAACCACAGGAGCTAAAGGCTTTGCACAAACGGCAAGCTGGTATTTCTTGCCAAGATAATCAAATGCAGGACTAACCTTGCCTTGGAGATCTTCTCCTAAATTACTATCATCAAACATAAAGAGCATTCCTTTTGCTCCAGCTTCTTCATATGTATCCCAACTCTTAGCCGATGACTTTATATTGATTGTAAGTTGCCGTTCATTATCAGCCTCGTTGACTTTAACCGTCCCCGAATATCCATTAAAGAATGTGATTTTCGCATTTTCCTTGATAGATCCAAGCCCAAGGGCTGAGGAAAGCAAATCCAACAAGGGATGCAAATTATACAAATTATAAGCTTGGTCAGCTCCTGTTGAATCCGTACTCGCATAAACCTCCTTGGATTGAGTGCAATTTCTGCTTTGTCCATCCTCAAAAGTTCTAACATCCTCTTCCTTGTTTTTGACGCATATATATATAGGTTGATTCCAATCATCAATGGCCAAAGGGGTGTCTGGCCATGAGAGGAAGTCACCATCTACAACAAGCGTGCCTGCTGACAAGATGAATTTCGTCTGCATCTTTTCAGAGTCAAATTCTGGATTTCCAAAATCACAGTCATCCAGGATGAAAACATTTGTCTTAACCAAGGCCAACAACAAAGGCTTGATGGTTTCGACAATCATGTCTTGGAGCGTCTTCAAGTCATCCAAGCAAACAGGCTGACCGCCCTCACTAAAAATTAGCTTATTCATAATCGTATAATTTTATGCTGTACGTGCGTCCAGCTGGTTTGTAAAACGATAACAGTTCCTTTATCCTTGCAAGGTTCTTGCCCTTGTATTTGTCTTCATTGGAGTCAAGTGAAGTACAAAGAAACGTTGGAACCCATACGATGAAACTGTCTTTGTAACTGCTTTCTTCCTTGTATTTCAAAATGACACCAGTCTTTGAATCCTTGTGCAAATACTTGCATGGTGCATCCTCATGCTTGAAATGCCAATAGCTTGTCAAGTCTTTCTCTTGGGTCTCGATGTAAATTTGGCGATCTGACAGGAAGAACGCATCATTCAAGATTTTCTCCAAGTATATGACATTGGCCGTGATGTCAAGTCTTTCAGAAACATTGTCACGATGCTCCATCAGTTTATCGTAGATGAATGCCAAAGGTAAGATGAGTGCCTTCAACAGGGCTATGAGAAACTTACTTCTCAAAATGGGTGGAAGTAATTGTACCACCAACTTCGTCAAGTCAATCCTGTACCACATAATTCAATGAGTTTGTGAGACCTTCTGCGATGAAGCTACCGCCCAAGGCCGTATAGTTATTTCCTTTAATCTCTGTGTAGCTCGTGCCACCATCTTCCATGTAGGAGCATTCTCCAAGTTCCACATCGTTCACTCCATCCACATTCAAGATGGCATTTGTCAGCTTGGTCTTGTTGAACGTTCCACCATATACGATGCCACTTAGGTATGAGCTGATGGCTTCCTCTACAGGCTTGCTTCCATCGGAAATAAGTGTACCATCCGAATTGATGACCAAAGAGTCAATATAGACCTTTGCCTTGACGATTATTCGGTCTGCCTCCTTGGAACGAATGGAAAGTACCACTCCTGCCACCTTCACCCTGTTCATGTACTGTTTGAACACCGTTAAAACATCGTTTGAAAGTGCCACAGGCTTGCCGTCCTTGTCACCGCTCACAAGTATCTGTACGCTCGTTCCCCTGTCTCTTACGGCTGCATACTTCACCACTTGCTTGCTTTCGTCGATGTTGGCATACACATACTGTTGGGTAGTCTCATTCAACACCAGACTGTCTCCATATTGGAAGGCCAATGCCATTTTGTAGTACCAAGGCACTGAGGCGACTACGGCCATGGACACCTTTTCATCCACATCCTTTGTATATTGTTCAAAGATAGCTTCAAGCACATGGCTACAGGCTGCCACGATGAAGAATATGATGTTCTCCAAGCTTACGGATGAAAAACAACGATTCCATGTGTCGCCCTCTTTTAGCCCATATTTCTCACGGATGTTGGCATCTGCCATGAAGGCATCCGTCATCGTCTTTTTTATTTCTGATACAGTCCTTGCCATGTTACTCAAATTCTTGTGTAAATTCCTCACCAAAGATTCTCAGACGGACATTGCCGTTGTCCCTTGCGGTTGCAGGGCTTACGTCATTGTTCTTGCAATAGTTCTGCATGACCCTGTTCCATGTGCCGTCGGGAAGTTTCATCTCTGTTCCTGGCTCTGGGATGTCCGTGATGCTGATTCCATTCTTTTGGGCGATGGCTATCATGGCTTCCCATGACCCATACTCTTGGATGGCGATGTCTGCCATCGTCTGTCCGTCCTTGACCTTTGCCTTCATAACTTAATTCTTTTTGTTCTTCTTTACTGCATTATACACGGAACCACAGATGCAAGCAATGACAAGAAGCCAAAAGGCATAATTCAAGATTTTACCCATATAGCCAGACTGAGACTTGACAATCTCTTTTCGTTCGTCTTGCCTTTGGCCATGCCGTTCATCAGCCTTTGACTTGCTTGTCTCATGCTGTTTTTGTGCCGTTGACTCATTCTTGCTTGACTTTCGGTTTCGTTCCGTGCTTCGATATTTTTCCTTGCTTAGGATGTTTCCATCCTTGTCAAGTGTCAGCACGGTTGAATCTTTGATGTTCACAGAGTCAATCACGTTCAACTCATATCGGATGATGGTGGAGTCCTTGAAAACAATGGAATCCCGAATGTTCACGGAATCCTTTATGACAAGTTTTTGGGAAGACTCCACTTTCTTGCTCGAACCACAGGCAGCAAATATGATCACTGCCAGGAGTAAATAAATGTAATGTTTCATTTTGTCTTGTTTTTAGATGTCCTTGTATTCATCCTTGGCATTGAAGCAAGGGCAAGCCTTGATCCACTCATTGGGTGTTATCTTGCCATCATGGTTCAAGTCAGGGCTAAAGTCACGATGTCCCTGGATAACCGCATTTGGGTACGTCTTGCGCAACAGCTTCAAGAGGCTCACCAATGATTTCTTCTGTGCCTCTGTGCGGTTGTCCGTTGGCTTTCCGTTTGCGTCGATGCCACCGATATAGGCGATGTTGATAATCTTTGAGTTCCAACCTTTCACGCCATTGCTTACCTTCTCCACGGCCAACATCTGATGAATCGTACCATCTGGAAGAATCACATAATGATAGCCAGGGTATTTCCACCCCTTGCGCTTGAACTCCAGTTCGAGTTGCTTGATGGTTGTGCTTTGGCTGCCAGCCGTGCAATGGATTGCGATAAATTCTATTCGTCTCATTTTCTTTTCAATGCTTGGAGGGCGTTTTCCACATCCTCTGTTTTTACGTTCAGTTTACTTGCGATTTCTCCCACAAGAGCCTTCTTCAAGAGCTTGAGGAACGGCATGTTTGGAAAACAAATCAGCATACTTGCGGATGTGCTCCATAGCTCCACGAGGATGATGCAAATGCAAATGGCACTTGTGGTGAGTCCGTTGCTCGCCCCGATGAGCTTGTCAATGAGGATGAAAAGTACGATTACGGAACCATACACCGCCAACTTGCTGAATGAATCCCTGGCAAGCTCGCTCTTTGTGAATCGCTTTTGCTTCAAGCTGGAGGCGATTCCCCAAGCTGCGTCCATCAGTACCGCTGCTACCGTGAACCCCACCATAGTCTCGTAACCTGCCAAGAAATTGGCTATGATCAGGAATATGGCAAGGAGCCATCCCCATACAGTGGACAAGACCACCGTCAATTTATTCAAGAAATGTTCTAAAATCATTTTTGTTCGTTTTTAATATTTTGCTTTTATTTGAATACCAGTTTGGGTGATTGTCACCTTTTCGACGCTTTGCCCATCCATCTCCAGTTGTTCCTTGATTTTTGTTCTCCAATAGATGGGGTCATTGTCAAGCAACATATCGCTGATTCCAACACCTACGGATGGATTTTCTTTCAGTTCACCATTGTGGAGGGTGAGTATCAGGGCTTGGTTCTGTCTAAGCACGTCGCCAACCAATAGAGTGCCATGTGACACAATCGGCTCCAGGATTGGAGAATCCTTGTTATATTCAAGTTGTATTCCTTCCATGTCAATGCTTTATTTTTTCATCCTCATAGTCACCCTTGTTGAACGACTTTGCGGAATCCGTTGGTTTGACTGTTGTGAAAGTTCCTCCAGGGTGGCTCACGGTCACTTGGTGTGTATGGTTGTTGAAGGCTTCCACAAGCTCGTTGATCTTTTGGGTCAGCTGCTCTATGTTGATGAGACCTCCCAGCTTTCCACCATTGATGACAATCGTCTCGATGTGGTCAACCTGTAGAACGACAAGTTCCGTGAGGTCTCCCGACAAGCTGCCGATGGTCACGGCACTGCCGACCTTTGGGGTAACAAGCATCAAGCCATCGTCTTTTATCTCGGAGGCTTTGAGCCTTACCCCTGGGATGGTGATGCCTCCCACTGTCACCTCACAGAGGTTTCCGTCAACGGATTTCACGATGCCTTGGTAGATGGCGATGCTCTTGCCTCCACCTGCCAATCCCCTCAAATGTTCCTGTAGTTGTCTGTACTCATCCATAATCAACTCAATCTAAATCCTAAACTGACCTTTCTTTTTCCACCAGCACTTGAAAACTCGGTGTCAACGGCCGTCACAAAGTAAGTGCCATCCTTGTAGGGATAATCGGCATCATGGAGCGTGACGCTATCAGATGGACGGCAAACTGGTATGAGCCATCCTGTGATGCTTCCCTCGTAGCCGTCGAAGCTTCGACGCTTTACCTCCAGCTCGCCACGAGCCTTCATGGAGGCTTCGTCATTGGTGGCACACTTGATCTCTATCTTGTCGCCTCCAGTTGTTCCTGTCTCCACTTCCTTGACGGTTCCGTCTGGCATCAGGGCTTTCACGATGACTTGCACCTTCTTGTCTTCCGCACGATGATAGGTGAGGTTGTCTTCCTCCACGTTCAGGGCGAAGTCATAGAAGCATTCCACACCCATTTTCTCACCAGGAGGATGTATGTGCAAAGTTTCATCCTGTAGGTAGATGTCCGCTCCACACTCCTCTTGCACTTTTTTCAAGACATCATAGCCAGTTGCGTTGTTGATGACAAACTTTCCGTATGTCCAGGAATAGGAGCACTCCACCTTGAATGAGAGACCACACCCTGAGACCACCTTGGCAAGGAGATCCTTCAAGGCTATCTTTTGAAGGACCTCGTTCTTCATGTCCTTTCGGAACTGAAAGATGTCATCCTCACAGTATAGCTTGATGTTTCCTCCATCGGTGGATATGCGTTGAAGCCATCCCTCGAACTCGGTTTCAAGCCCTGCCTCTTCATAGCCAAAGGTGATATACACCTTGTCGCCACGCTTTAGCTTGTCTTCGACTTGCAAGGCATGGTTATACTCTGATGCAGGAAGGGTAATCACAGCCGTGTCTGCAAGAAGTTCCACACTGCGATGAATCTCCACCTTGTCAATCATACAGAGCTTGTATGTGCCAATTCTGATGTCAAATGCCATTGTGTACATAGTTCTATGCGTTTAAGTCATCACGGCTCAACAGCAACTTGTAGATGTCATCACTGTAGGCCTGTATGGTGTAGTTTTGGTTGATGGTTCCAGAAGTAAAAGGAATGTCCCAGCTCTCAATGGCAAGTTGACTGATGCCGAATATCTCAAGCAATGGGTTCAGGGCTTTCACATGTCCTGCCTCACAGAAGCTTCTGAGCTTTGCAACATCTGCGTCTGGGTACTTGCCATCCGTGCCAAGAAGGATGCCTTCGATTCTCACACTATAGTCATCTTGTGTCCAACGTTCCTTGATGCTTCCCTTGATTCTTCCCTTGGAGACATTTCGCCTGACAAGGATGTTTTGTCCATTCAGGCTAATCATCGGTTCCATGGGGAAAAGCCATTCTTCTGCTCCAGACTCTTCAAGTTGAAAACGTAAGGGCAAGACCATTGGGACACCCGTGGCATTTGTGCGAACCACGTCTTCAAGCTCTGCGTCCGACATGGTTTCCACGTCAAAGCCTGAACTGTCTGGGATGGTCTTGGCCGCTGATATGTAGCCAAGGTTCACTCCATGGAAGTTGTTCTCACGAAACAACCAGTAGGGCGGAACCTTGGTGAGTCCCATGGCTCGCAAGGCCAGGTTCTGGAGTATGAATCTATTCGTTGTGCTCATCGGTCTGTACTTGTTGCGATTGACAAGGCACGGTTCATGCACTGGAGCACGATACGCTCCAAATCGGCCGTGTCGGTCTTGTCATTCATTGTTACTTGTATAGTATCAAAAAACTTGCCTATGTTGATGTGGATGTTTGAGCTTCGAGACCCACCAGTGGCAAGAGCTTCGGCCGTTGACTTTCCACCTCCATGACCTCCATGTCCACCTTTGCCACTGCCTTTGCCACCCTTGCCGTTATTTGCTGGCGACCCGAATGAAAAGGCTGGGCTTCCCTTGGTGGAAGGACTTGAAATTTTGTTCTCGGTGGTTTTCTTCTTGTCCTTGGCACTTTCCCTTGAATAGTTCCTGCCATATTCTTCCTTGACACCGCTGGCAAGCTGGTAGGTAGCCTTCACTGCTTTCGTTGCGCTCGTGATGCCAGTCAAGTCCTTGACTCCATCCACGGCACTTGACCAAGCACCGCTGAAATCTCCATTGAATAGTTTCGCTAAAGCCTGGCCAACCTTGCCAATTCCACTAAGGAAGGTTTTGAAGCGGTCTATAAGGTAATCTTTGATGATTCCACCAAGTCCCTTGATGACCGACCACATGGTAAGGAGAAAAGCACGAAAACCAGCGAACTTATTCCAACAATATACGACACCAGCAACGAGGGCTGCGATGGCAGTGATGACAAGGCCGATTGGGTTGGCGTTCATGGCTATGTTCAAAAGCCACTGTACGCCTTGCCAAACCTTGGTGACGGCTGTCACAACTTTCATCACGCCAACAAGTCCCCACAAGGCTATTGCCTGAGCATTGAAGGCGATGGCTCCTGCACCTGCCACCACTGCCACATAGGCGATTTCTGTCTTCCACTTCATAAAGAAGCCGATAACACCGCCAACGATGGAAAGAAGAAATTGAAGAGCTGATGAAATCGGTGGAACCAATGCTCCAACAATGTCCATCAGTCCAAGCACAACAGGCTTGATGGAGTCGAACATGCTGATGGCTGCTTGCCTGATGTTTCCCATCATGGTTGAGAACTTTCCGCTGACAGTCTGGCTCAGTTTGTCGCTCATGCCGTTGAAAGCACCGCCCTCGCTTGTGGCATGGGCGATGGCTGCTGCCACCGCATCAAAGCCTATCTGTCCCTTGCTCATCATGTCTTGAAGCTCGGCGTATGTCTTACCTGTCATTTTTTGGAGTTCCTTCAAAGGGTTGAAACCTGCATTGATGAACTGCATCAAGTCTTGCCCTTGCATCTTTCCTGCTGATGCCACCTGTCCAAAGACAAGTGAGAGACCGCCAAGCTTCTCTTTGTCGCCCATGGCAATGTCGCCAAGTTGTTTCAGGTATGGAACCACCTTCTGTGCGCTTACACCGAATCCAAGCATCATCTTGGCATTGTTCTCCAGATCAAGAGGCTCAAAGGGAGTCTTTGCTGCGAAGTTGTAAATGTCTCCAAGCATCTTGGCTGCTGCCGTCTCATTGCCCACAAGTGTCTTAAAAGCCACGCTCGTTTGCTCGGCTTGTGCACCGATGGACGAGATGGCTGCGACACCTGCACTTGCAAGGGTATAGGGATTCATCAGGAAATCCATGCCAGGGAGGGACATCAGGGAGGTCTTCAAGTTAGAAAACGAAAAGGCAGATTGGAGGCGACTTTTTACAAGGGTCGCCTTTCTGGTGATGTTGTCCAGCTGCTCAGACGTTCTTCTTGCCACACTCAGCACATTGCCTTCGTTGGCTTGCAACTTGATAAGAAATTGAAGTACACTTTTAGCCATCTGTCTTATTCTCTGCTTCTTTGATTTCCTTTAAATACCTGATAGTCCACGCCCATTCCTCATCTGAAAGCGTATCAGGATCCAGGAATAGATTATATCTCAGCAAGGTGTTCATATAGAGAATGTCCTTTGCCTCGACATCATCTATTTCCGCATCCTCTAAAGCTTTTTTATGTCAGCCTCCTTGATAGCCAATACGTCTTCAAGTTGTGAGCACACTGCGAAGAAAAGGTCATCATTGGACTTGATTTCCTCATCACCGTCAAGCCAAATTTGGTTGAGCAAGGTTTCTTGTGCCTTGACAGGATTCTTCACCACTGACACATAGCTGTATTCCTTGCGTGTTGGCTTGCGGACAATACAGCTTTTGCCTTGGGTCTCTATCTGGAAGATTTCGCCATGCTGTTTCTTCCACTCTTCTACTTTTTGCTTATCTATTTTCATTTTTCTATTATTTGAATGTTATTTGAATGGTGTTCAAACACTATCCTTTCTTCTTATCCACAAAGATGAAAGGAAGTTCCTTTTCCTGGAACTTATCACCTTGCTTCCACTCGGTGTTGTCCTCAGTGAACTCTGCACCCACAAGGATGTCTGTCACGATGACATCACCCTTTGTGGCATTGCCGTAAGAAACGACAAGATCAAAAGAAGCATCAAGGATGTCGCCACCGCAAGCTTGGCTCAGGGCTTCATACTCACTTTGCAGCAAGCCAATGGAGCCTTCATAGGACTTGTTCCCTCGTTGCACACCTTGTGGCTTGTTGCCCTTGGCATACAAGGCTTCCTTTTCCTGCTTTGAAGAATATTTCACGGAACGGAAACCTGTGACAGGGCGACCTGCCATGACTACATTGATGTCTGCCCACTCATATTCCTTTGAATTAAACATGTTCTTTAGCTATTACTTGTTTCTACTAAGAATCCCAGATTCACGTCCACATATCGGGCATATCCATATGGACGCACTTTCAGAGTTACCAACACCTTCGAGGTGCTGAGTACATTTTGCTTTTCGTCAATGTAGCACTTGCATCCCTCACCATCGGAATTTGCGCAAAGCTCGCCATTGGCGGTCATTTGTTTGTTGATGCCATTTTCCACGGTCTGTTGCCAGCTCTTCACAATGCCAACTTGCAGCGTGCCGTCAACATTGACTTCCAACTCATCAAGGAGCATGTCAAGCATGATGTTGTATGCCATACGATACGCCTTGTCTATCACCCGACGGTGTGCGATGTGAGCATAGTCACCAGTAGGATCACAGGCCAGGTTGTCATCTGCAAAGAAGTAGCCTGAGCGTCCCACATACTTACGTGGCACAAGGTAGCCCTTTTCATAGATGGACTTGATGGTGCTCTCGGACTCATCTATTTTCTTGGCTCCCACATACATCTCCAATGGGGCAAGCGAGCCATCCTTCACACGGCCTATGTTACGCTGCACTGGACTCTTGGCAATACGTCCAAGCCAAGTGCCAATGGTTGCTCCCTTGGATGATGCCACGGTGTCTCCAATGGCTATGCCCACACGGTCATACTTTTCCTTGGTCATGTCCTTCAATTCCTTTGATGGGTCATAGTTACGGCCTTCAAGGATGAAGAACAATGGGGCATAAAGCTCAGTGGTGGCCCATTCTGCCAGCTGCTGTGCCTTTGGCATGGCAGTGAACACATCGGGGTCGATGCCGTTGATGCTTGTGCCAGACGCTCCCGTGTTGACATTGGCGATGCCGATGCCCCTCAAATTGCCGTTTTGCTTGGTGATCAAGTCTCTCGCATACCCTGCGTCCGTCTTTGTGTAATCACACATGTTGGTCAAGGTGGTGCTTGGATTGACTGGGTAGAGGACCAGCTTTGTGCCTGTTCCTGCCTCATCGTAGAACTCGGACACCTGCTTGTAGAGGGCTGCGTTGTTGGTCGCTGTCACTCCAAGCTCGGCAAGGTCATCCATGCTTGTGATGGAATAGGCTGTGTTAAGCACAAAGGTTCCTGCTACGGCTGCCGCACCGCAAATGAGGGCCAGGAGTCCGTCGGCACTCTCACCGACGGTTCCCAACTGGCCATTGAGGAACTGAATTTTTACTCTTGGTAATATCATAGAGTCTAATTTTACGATTTAACCTTTTAGGCTGCGTTGCTCTCAATGATGGCTGCGATACCCTTGCCGTCGTAACGACGTGGTGAGCCACCTGTACGCACAAGGAATGAGTAGATGTCACCATAATAGGTTGGGTTGCCCATATCATCGAACATCTTCACGTCACCCAAGGCACGGCTCACACAGTCCTGCTGCCAGGCAAGACCAGCTGCAAGTTCAGTTTCAGCATCATCCTCTTCCCATTTCAAGATGGCTGCACCGTTTGCCGTTGTGCGAAGCACCTGGGAACGTTGCATGATCTCAAAGCCATACAACTTGCCAAGAACGCCCCTTGAAGCATCAGCACAAGCGAGGAAGGCTGAGAGTTCCTTGTCTGTCAGGTCGTCAAGCAAATCCGCATACATGGCTGCATCAAGCAACATGAAACGACCATCTGCTGGCACGTCATCCATATTGAACCTTACGAATACTTTCATCACTACAGCCTTGGTGATTTTTTTACGATTGCCAGAGGCAGTCGCTGAGGTGTGGGCTTCACGAGCATCACCAGCTGTGAAAAACTTTGTCTTCAAGCTACCTGCCCACTTGTAGAGCAAGTTCTGTGCTGCTGCCTTTTGCAACTGCTTGCGGTCGTTGGAAAGAACGCTGTTGCGTTTGTCGTAGGAGAGTTCCACCGTGTCCACATTGGAGATGTGGATAGGGTCTGTTGTCAGCTCATCAATGTTGTAGGTGAGTTCGTTGTCCTCACGTTCCTTGATCTTCGCTGGTTTCTCGCTGCGGTTGATGACAACGCTCGAAGGCTTGCCAGCATTAGGGATGTGAACGGTCTTGTTGTTCACGAATGCGGAATCGTCAATACTTTTCGCCATGAAGGAATTGTCTGGATAGAAATTCTCAGTGATGGTATTGATCCAAATTTCTCTGTTTAATGCCATTTTCTATAAAATTAAAAGTTATTACTCATTGTAGTCCACACCGAACTTCTGCTTGTAGAGGTTCTTGAAAAGTGCAGGGTCTTGGTTCTTCAACTGGGCAAGGTTGTTTTCCTTGTCAATCTCATCCCATGTCTTGTTGGCGAACGAGCCACCTGATGGTGTGTCTGGGTTGATGAAAGCCATGGCACGGTTGCTTGCACGTCCCTTCATGCCACCGATGAGCTTGATGGTGTTCTCACGGTCGCTCTTCAAGAGGTTTTTGAAGGGCTCCACCTGCTCATTGCTAATTTTGCCAGCCTTGACCGCCTCATTGATGAGAGCATCATCTTGCTCTTTGTGAGCCTTTTCAAGCTCATTCTTGTAGGTATTCACCGTTTTTTCGAGGATGGCCACCTTGGCTGCCTTGTTCTCCAGTTCTTTGATGTGTGCCAGGACGGCACTCGAATCCGCTTTGTCCTCAAAGCTTGGAATCGTCTTGATGTCATCTATTAATGCCATTTCTTCATTGTTTTGTGGTTTGAAGTCAAACCGATTATTAAAATAGTTGTAAATGCCTTCTGTCGTTGTCGGTGGGTTGGCTACCTCATCCATTGTGTAGATTCCATCCACGAGCTTCATGTCAAGTGCCTCGTTAGCAGTTATCCAGTGATCCTGCCCATCGAAGTATTTCTTTGCCACGTTGTCTGCCTCCATGCCGAGGCGACCAGCTATCATGGTGGCGAGGTTTGACTGTAGCACTTCCATCTGGTCTGCCATTTGTCGAAGCTCCTTGGCGTTGCCGTATGTGCCACCGCTCACGTTGTGGAGCATCAGCTTGGCGTATGGACTCATGTAGAGAGGCTTGCCGCAAAGGGCGATGATTCCTGCGATGCTCGCTGCCACACCGTCTATATATATGGTGATGTCTTCCTTGGATTGTCGGAGGGCGTTGTAGATGGCCATGCCGCTGAAAACATCTCCACCCTGGCTGTTTATGCGCACTTCGATCTTGCAGCCCTGGTCACTCAATGCGAAAAGCTCGCTCACCACACGGTTGCTATCTACGGAACGCCCTTCACCGACTTGTCCATAAAGCATGATGATAGCCTTGCCATCACCTTTTATTATATTGCGAAATTTCTGTGTCATGCGTTGAAATTTTTTGCAAATATCGGGACTTTTTTCGAGTTGTCCAAATCGTGGTTTTATGGTGGTGTCCATGGACGCTACGGTGGTGTTCGTGGACGCTACCATAAAATCACGATTTCGTTTTTTGCG